GATCGTTATGGAATGCAACGCGCACTGACTGAATGGCTGCAAGGTTTAGCGTTGCCAATACATTTCTATTACAGCGACATCATTCAACTTGCAAAGGAATGGGGTTCAATCCCACAAGATGCAACATCAAAGCAAGAAGATAAAATTTGCGATAATTATTGGTCTTTTATGGCTAATAAGCTGCGCCAATTATTTGAAGGTTATCGCGTACCGAAGGAGGTGACATTATGACTATCCAACATTTACCAATGCCTGTGATTGATAACTTTTTAAACGGTGATCCTTGCGCGATTGGCCCGTTTCGATCTGATGGAGAATATCTCTATTTAAATAATGACGCTATCGCATACCGCGACAAATCGGGCAAAGTTTTTAGAATGCAGCAACCTTCCGCAACACCACCACCAAAAAAGCCGTTTTTTAATCGTTTTATTTCGATTTTTACTTGGCCTTTTATCGCTTCATGGTTCGCGGTGACAATCATTTTTCTACTTATCACTAATATTTTTTAAGGGGTAACTAATGGAAGCACAAATAAAACTAACTCCAACTATGTTGGACAAAGCAATTATCGACGCAAACACAAGTGTCAGAGAGTTTGCTTTATCTCAGGGCATAGATTTTGCCGCTATGGTTAGCGGTGATCGTTATCAATTAACAGCCTTTTTTGCTGATGGTAGCGAGACAGTGATCAATTTATACCGCACAAACAACGCGCGCGGAGATCGTCGAATTTCAATCAAGGATATTAAAAAGCACTTTAACGCTGGCGATATTCTTTCAATTCAACTTATAAACAACCAGATACAAATAAAAGGGGATATTTAATGCTTAAAATAACCGATGATTTGTATCGAGAAAGCGAATTCTACCAATGGCTAGAAAAACGCCCCGCTAATGTTTGTTGTGATTACAACCCACATTACGTTGATATGGGCGGCTCTAGGGTAACAATTACATTCACAATTGATGATGAAGTAATCGAAGAATAAACCCACCTCTTAACCACTACAGCCCCTTAATTGGGGCTTTTTGGGTGTAAATACTTTATTATCCGCCAAAGAGGGGCAAATTATGACTGATGAAGAAATGTTTAACCTAGTGACAAACCTAACAAACCAAGTAAGCCCAGAGAGACGGCTAGAAATAGCTACTCTTTTAATTGCTGGCACTCTCAACCCAGATCATGCGGAACAGACAGCGGGGTTTATGGCTGGTCATGCTGATTTGATAAGGGACGCTAACAAGGGGTCTATTCAATGAAAATGACCAAGTGCAACAAGGCTGCAATATGCGACCAATGCAAAGCAGACATAAACAAAGGCGATTTATACCGCAAAAAGTCTAAACGTATTGGATCATCTAAAGGCGATACAATGGAAATGCGCGACGGCATACCAACTATTATAGGCCACGGTATAACCATACAGATGAAGCTATGCCAGAAATGCGCGGAAGCTAACCAATGACTGAAACCGTAATTCCTAATGCTGAGATCAGAGAGGCTGCGCGCGATCTTATAGCCTCTCTAACGGCTGATGGCTGCACAGATTCGTATTTTCTGGCAGAACTTCAAAAACTAGCAGACGGGCAACCAATGCCAAAAAAAACAAAAGGCGATTAAATGGAAAATGAATTTATAAGGCTTGCGCGTTTTAAGTTGCGCCTGACACAAGAAGAACTAGCGAACCAATTAGGCTGCACTAAACAAACGATACATTTTGCAGAATCAGGCAAACGGGACGCAAAAATCACGCTACTACTAGCAATTGAATGTTTATTAAGACGCGCTGGCAAATGGCCTATAAATTAGGCTTTTTTGGCCTTTTTTTGTGTCTACCTCGATCTAGTGGCAAATTTTGCCTTTTTTCGTACCCACCTCGATCTAGTGGCAATCTTTCGTGCCTGTAAACTACCTCGATCTATTAAAGCACCTCGATCTAGTGGCAACGTGTACCTCGATCTATGAAATTACTTGCGCTTAATTACATCTTGAACGGTTTTGCTTTCAAATATACGAATGCCTAACCAAATAATCGTAAAAAGACTTGCTGTTGGCGGCAACCAAGCAGCTAACGACATTACACCAGTGCTTGCAGCGGCTATATCAATCAAATCTTTGTCCTGATTATCCAACATAAGGCTCACCGAAATCTAAGGAGTCTGTATCAAACAGAATCGCCTCACACCTCCGTCTACGAGTCAGCCCAGCAAGGACTTTACCGCTTGCCTTGTCCCATCTTACGATTTGCTCAGATACTTTGTCGTACTTACCTTCGTTTAAGACTTTTAATAACGTACTTGATCTTAAATTTCCACACCCTAAATTAAACGTCCATGACAAAATCGCATCCCATTGATGCTGATTTAGTTCGACAGTCACAAGGCTTTCAACCTGAGATTCTATTTCTTCAATATCTTGTATAAGCAATTCATCTGCTTTTTCTTGAGAAATCTCACCGTTTTCGATCACATTTCTTGTGTGACCCCAACCCCAGGTTAAAACACCCCCAGCGCATTCGTAGGCTTTAAGTTCACAGCCCTCAAAATGCTTAATCAGGTCTAAACCTGCTGCGGAAGTTTTCATTACCTTATGCCTGTGTTGTAGTTTGGCAGACCCACGACATATAAGGGGATTTTGTCGCTTCAATCGGTCTGCACAGGTCACTCTTGTAAAAAGAGCCGCCTAAAAACAAAAAAACCGCCAATGAAGGCGGTCTTAAAGAGGAGGTCAGCCGAAAAATTTAGAAAACGGCTATGCTAGAAATTAAATCATATTTTTGATTGACTGTCAATACATACAGTGGTTATTTATACAGTTATTACCTCAATCTATTAAATATTATGTGATTAATTGTTTCATCTCTTTCAGAATGTTTACTTTGCAATAATGCAAACCGTTTTTTCCATACTTTTCTTGATTGAAATAACGTTACACCTAATATTTTAGCCAAATTTCTTTCGCTTACTGTTCGATTGCCAAGTCCGTTACAAGCGCCACATATTTCAACTTTTGACATTAGTTTTATCTCACCAACCCCTTTACATCGTTTGCATTTATAGGGGTTTATAGCCACTTCTAAGGCCGCAAGTGCAAGAACCGCAACCGTTCTATTAGTTTCGTCTTTATTAAGCTTAAAACCGCACTGAATGGCCTCTTTTACGGCAAGTGCGTTCAACTCTGCCCTACTGTTGTTGTCTAAGGCAAACTTGCTCAAACTATACAGATACGTCAACCTATCAAGACCTGTTAAGCAAGCAGCTATATCTTGCGATGTCAGCCTACCTAGTCCCGTCGATCTAACTGAATCCATTGGTGGAGCGCCTGGAGCAAGCATTGCCATCAACTCACTCATCAACAACAGCCATTGTGGGGTTATGGGCTGCAACATCATCTTCAGACGGAGGTAAATGTTTAATTCTTACCATAATTTCATCAGAAAGCCCTCGCAATGCGTTTGATCGCACATCACCTTTAGCGGTTTTCATAATATTCCAGTATTTAGAAATTAAGTCATACCAATCATTGTCTAAACAGGCGTTAAAATCAGCTTCAAAATCAACCATGATCAATCCTCGCTTTTCTATCTAACATTGCCCCTATAAACTTTTGTATTGCCCTTATATCTTTAACCGTAAAATCTTTTTTAAGTTGGACAGAGGCTGTTGCTGTGTTCAGCCCTATTTCAAATAGTTCTTTAGGTTTTTTTTCTGTTAGGTTAGTCATTTTTTTCTCCATTAATGCGATCAGGGTTGACGGTCACTCTGCTGTCCTCGCCATATTCTTCTGAAAGAACTACGCAAGTCATAGATCGTGATGAACCAAAACCTGAACTTGAATGCCAAGCATCTGGTGGAGCCAAAACATTCCATTGCTCAAAAATCATTCCTCCAATTTCCTTGCTTTCTTTGTGGTGAAGATGACCTAGCCACCCAAATCTATATTTTGATTTACCCCACTCCACTGCTAAGGTTCTAGTAACTTGCTCATAGATTCTTTGAGGGGTAATGCCGTTGCCGTGATGAGTTACGATTAAAGAGTTGCCAAACACAAAGTGCGTAGATACGTTGTAATTATTAGGAATCGTGACGCGAGGCTCATCAGCAAAATACATTCTTAACGCCTCGTTTAACCACAAAGCCGCATCAGGATCGTGATTTCCTCGAACATTTAAAACAGTAACAACCTCATGCTTTTGCAATAGTCGAACAATTAACCGTTTTACTAAATTAACGCCCATTCGCACTGTTCGCCCATATCGACCATCTGAATCTAAACGCGTTCCAGCAGCCGTTTCACTTTTAATATTATTACTGTGAAAAAAATCGCCAAGATTAACCAACAGACCATGCCGAGAATCAGGACTACGAGCCACAAGAGAATCGACAGCACTTTCCAATATATTGACAGCAATGTCAGTGTCATAACTATCTTCTCCTGTTTGTTTCGACCATGCGTACATCCCCAAGTGGTGATCGCCAATCATGTAACAATTCATTAATTTATCTACGGTATTTACGGGCGCTGTAACAGGCTTGTGTAATCCTTTTAATTCGTCTTTAAAGCCATCACGAAAATCCTCTAGCATTGCCTCAAGATCAAACTTTTCTCTCTCTTGCCGAACATACTGGCCTTGCAAATTGCCATCACCGTCATAACGGCTGGTTACAAACTTAGCGTTAAATCCTTCCATCGTGCGATGGTTAACATCTCTGTTAGGGGCAACTCCGTTAGCCGCTGCCTTTTTTTCTGCGCCCCTAATTGCGTTTCGCACCGTACTTCTTGATACGCCTAGCGCGTTTGCCGCTAATTGTTTATTTGGATATTTAATTACTGCTTCAACAATTTCTAACTGTCGTGGCGTACAAAACTCTTTGAGATGTTCCATAACTAAATGTCTCCTATTCTCTCTGAGTGAAATTTAATTTCTTCGTCAAATTCTTTGAGCATTTCGCGGTAATCGGCTGCATATAATTTTTTTATTTTTCTTTTGTCTCTTAACATTTGTTCGACAAAATCTTCACCGTAATAATTTTTCATCCATAGGGTGTACCAAGCCTCACTTGAACCGTGTTTCATCCCAAAACCGTTACAGCCCTTGCACTGCGGATGCACATTACATTTCTCTAAGGCCCAGTAAGATGACGACCCTTTTGGAATAAAATGACCGCCATCCATATCTTTCCAGTGATGCCAGCGAGACATTTCTTGTGGGTCGCAGGACACGCATTCTGCATAACCGTTATCATTTGCTGCTGCAATTCTTGATAGCTTTTGAATACGTGTAAGGCACTGAGATCGTAGAGTTTTCTTAGGCATTTTTAGTCTCCCGTGATGGGAAAGGAACGTAAATACCGTAGGATGTACCGATAAATCGCGTGATTACTTCAGCTATCTCTGATACTTCATTTCGCTCAAGTTTTGTTGTGCTTTTTCGATCAGGGAATTTAGCAATCTGTACTGGCCTCCAAACTCTTTCCTTGACGCTTTCCATCGTCCAGGGAACTTCGATTCTTTCTTTTGTAGCTGGGGAAACAACGTTCATTTCAAACCCAGCGTCATTACACGCAGTAGCGATCAAGCGACAGTACAAATGTATTGCGTTGTTTTGTTCGTCAGTCCGTTGTCTACCTGTTTTCCATTTAAACGTTAGGTATTTTTTATCCTCATACAACTTGTCAACATGACCCTTAAAGTTATGTAACGACTTGTCCGAATTAACTACCCAAGCCTCACCACTCATCGCAACGCTACCTTCAACCATTTAGCAGAAACTTTTTCACAATGTGTTTCACACGCACTTTTAGCGCGCCCACCATTCGGAATTTTTTGTTTTCTTACAAACAACTCCTCAGTAAACTCGCGCTGATTTGCTAATCTCCCTCTAATCGTGTGTTGATTAACGTTTGAACGTTTTATAATTTCATTTTTTGTATAGAAATGTCCCTCAGTAAAACGAGAATCATCACCAACAAATTTATATTGATTAGGAGCAGTAGGATCAGCCACCGAATAAAGCCCTCAATTCTGCAATGCCTTTTTTCGCAAATTCTTTTCTCTCTGCCGCTGTACAGGTTGGCAATTCAGCAACATAGGGCTTATGTGCCAACGTCCCTGCCGACCCAGTAAACACACCTTCGTTCGTTAATAATCCGATAATTGCGTCTATATCAGGCCAGCTAAAACGATCATTACCTGCGCGCTTTTCTTTGTGGACAAGATCAAACGCCTCTGCCATCTCTTCTCGACTAAACTTTGCAATCTGTTTACCAAATTCTCTTCTGGCTAAACTTAGCGACTCCGAATCAGGCCACTGGCTTTGCATCTTTGCCGTTCCATACGTGTTTTGTAATCGCATAAAAAAATAGGCAATCGCATCTTTATCATCATCACTGAAAGTTTGTAGCCTTTGAGTAGTCGTAGAGATTGCTGGCGTAGTCACTTCTGCGCTCTGAAGAAGATTGTTTATTTGCATTTTCTTTGCTCCATTTTTTTTGATTCGTTTCCCAACGCCTATATGCGCTTTTCCAATCTTTCATAGGTGATCGACCAACAACCCATCCCCTGCTTTCGTGGTAATCAAGAAAAGCCTGTGGATCGGAGATATATTGATTTTGATTTTTGTACTCAGTGATTTGAGCAAGAGAAGGTTTTGTGAATCGTTTGGGGGGCTTGCCCCCTATATCTGTATTATTAAGATATGTATTATTATCTTCAGCATTTTCTAAATACCCCTGTTTAGTTTTTGCTATGGGGGTATTTAATTTTCTAACTACCCTAATCACCCTCTTTTTAATTACGTTTTTATCGCGGATTAATTGAATCTGTATAAACCCTTTAGCCTCAAGTGACTTAATTATTTGAGTGCATCGACCTTTTGAAATGCCAAAAAAATCCGCAAAGTATGCATTTGATGCATAGCAATTTTGCTCGTTGTCTAGGGAGTCTATTTCAACTAGAAAAATCTTTTCAAGAAGGGTCAGCTCGCTTGCAAGCCATATCTCACAAGGTATCCATATTCCTTTAAAATCGCGTTGCTGCACTAAACTTTTCCTTTTTATGCATTTATTGAGCGGACTATATACGCTTTTACGCGTTATTACAATAGGCGTAAAACCTACTATTACGTTTCAACGCGTATTTTTTAATTTATAAACGTATTGTTATTGATCTACTCAGAAATGTGTACTAAGCTAAGACAGTACAAAATTAGCATTACTAATAAAAATTATTAACAAGATAACAAGGAGGTAAAAATAATGTCAGCGGAAATGCAGTGGTGGTGTTCTGGATATTTAGAGAGGTGTCATGATGGAAAATGATATTATTTTAAAAAATCTGAAACTTCTTAGTGACATTCAAAAGCAAAACCTTCTCTCTCGTTTAAAAAATCAACACGAACAGCAAAGAGCCATTGCCTATGTGCGCGACTATGATCTTGCACTTATTTCAACAATGCGTGTTGCAAGCGGTTAGGATTTTTCGATTAATTTTTGAATGTAAGCAATTTCGCGAGCGCGATCATCATCAGACAACTGCATGATGAGATTTAAAATTTCTTTTTCCAACGCGGTGTGATCAATTTTAATTTCATCTTCGGAAACGCCAGTTTCCAAATAGGTGGGGTCAACACCCATTGCTTGACCCAACGCAATCAAGCAGCTTGTTTTTTTATTTTTGTTAAGCTCAATCGCGCTTATCCTGGTCTGATCAACGCCTGAGATTTTAGCAAGCATTGCTTGCGTCATCCCAGCATTTAACCGCGCTTGCTTAACCCTATCACCCATTTCCATTGATTTTTATACTCTATTAATTTACGCCTCTACATTACCTTTTAGTACGCTTGTACGCAAGTCTTTTAAATTAATACGCTTTTACGCGTTGCACTATTAGGTGTTTGATGTTACGCTTATACGCGTTACTGAAATACTTTTAAGGAAATATTATGGAACAAGGCAACACTTTTTTAACGCAGATGATGGCCTCAAATAGCCTGAGCCAAGTTCAGGTTGCTCAAGCTACTGGCGTTAGTCAGCAAACAATTTCAAAGCTGTGTTCTGGGGTGACTAAAACACCGTCACGCGATACCGCTTTAAGACTTGCTAAATATTTTGAGGTATCAACTGATGACATTTATCAACAGTAAGGGGAAATAAAATGAACATTCAAAGTGATTTTAATAAGTTTTTTAGCTTTAGCAGTAAAGAACGCGCTGAGTATGATTTCATTCATCATCATGTTGGAATTAATGAAGATGATGAATATAACAATGAGTATTCAAAGTTAGTTTGGGAATCTAATAATGCTGAAAAGCACGAACGGAGGATTCCACGATGAACTCATCTGAATCTATTAAAAACTTATCTGCTGCGCTAGTTAAAGCGCAAGCGTCAATGGGTGGTGCTGTTAAAGATAGCAAAAACCCATTCTTTAAATCTAGTTACGCAGATTTAACCTCAGTCATTATGGCAATTAAAGAACCATTTAGTAAAGCTGGCATAGCTTACACGCAATTCCCAACTAATGACGAAAACAGAGTTGGCGTAGTCACTAGGTTAATGCATGAATCTGGCGAATGGCTTGAAACGTCTTACACGTTGCCGCTTGTAAAAAACGATCCTCAATCTGCTGGGTCGGCTATTACCTACGCAAGACGTTACGCACTTCAATCTATTGCTGGGATTCCAACTGCGGATGATGATGCTGAGTCAGCAATGCTTAGGTCAGAATCTGCAAGGGTTGAGGATTACCGAGATCAAATTTCAGACTTAATGCCAAGCGTTAAAGCTATTAAAGATGGTATTGCTATCGGTGATTTTTCACGGCTAACGAAAGCTGGAAAGAGCTTAGTGACACCGAAAAACAAGTTTTGTGGGTAGCGCCAAGTAAAGGTGGCGTGTTTACCACTAAAGAGCGCGAAATAATGAAAACAACTCAATTTAGAGAGGCAGGGATTTTTGTCTCAGAAGCAGTTTAACTAACTAAAGGGGAACACCATGAACATTGAAATGACAACTATCACGCCTCCAATGGCATCGATAATGCTTCAAAAAAACACTGAAAACCGAAAACTTGACAACCGCCATGTCCAATTTTTAGCCGATCAGATTTTGTCAGGCAAGTGGCAAAACAACGGACAAACAATTGTGATTGCGGATGATGGCACTCTTATGGATGGACAGCATCGACTGAGCGCAATCGTTAAAGCCAACAAGCCCACTAAGCTAGGCTTGTGTACTGGCGCTCCTAAATCTGCAATGTCTACAATTGACAACGGCAAATTGCGCTCAACAACAGACATTTTGACCATGAATGGTTGGCCCAACGCTTCACTTGTTGCTTCAGCACTAAATTTTCTGCATAGGTTTGATCATAATCAGGTGTTGGCATTCCATAAAAAAATGCCTAACGCTGCCATTATTCCTGCCGTGAAATCAATGGCAAATAAAGTTGATATTAACTGGCTGTCAAAAACTGTTTACAAAACATCGCTTAACACCCGACTTAAACGATCTGACCTTTTCTGCGCTTTCTATTTGATCGCAGTGAAATACGGTGAAGATTGCCTGATTGAGTTTTCCGACAAGATGAACAACGGTGGCGATTACTCAAAAAGTCCGACGATGGTAATGACGCAGATTGTTGCACGTATGCAAGCACAGGGCCGAGTACCCCATCGAGCCTATTATTTTACAATGCTTCTTAGAGGTTTTGATCGTTGGCTGAATGATGAGGAGATGAATCAATATCGCGAAAAAAGCGTGGTTAGTGATATGCAAAAATACTCAAAAAAATACAACACATACATTAACTGGTAAATGGAGAAACGACAATGAGTGTTAATAATTTAATTTTTACAGGTAACTGCGGTCAAGACATGGAAGTGCGACACACAGCAAACGGAAAGATTGTTGGCTCGGTTGGCGTTGCTTTAACCCAAGGCTGGGGAGACAACAAAAAAACTGTTTGGGTCAAATGTTCTATTTGGGGTGAGCGTGCTGAAGGTTTAGCGCCATATCTTAAAAAAGGAACGCCCGTAACAATCCAGGGTGAACTTGAGGTAGATACCTATCAATCAAATGACGGAACTGAAAAGACCAGCATTGGGTGCAAAGTAGGCTCTGTAGCCTTTGGTCAAGCTAAATCACATGACGTTGCACCTCAATCTAGCGGCAAATCTTCTCAACCTGTAAAACAAGAAAGTTTTGACGATGATATTCCTTTTTAGAACCCCTACGGATTGGCTCACCGTACCCAACGAGCCGCTTAAAGGAGAAAGTAATGGAATATTTTATGGCACTTTTTTTTATTGCGTTTATGGCAGCAACATTAATTGATTTTTATCACACCTTGAGAGGTAATGATGATGAACGTTAAACAAAAATGGTGGGGATGGCACAAAGACAATCCGCATTTTTATGAAATGTTTGAACGATTTGCTTTAGCTTTAATTTCTAAAGGACATCAAAATTCAAGCGCATGGCTAGTGGTCAATCGGATTCGCTGGGAAACAGCAATGAAAACGACAGGCGATGAATATAAGATCAGTAATGATTTTATCGCTTATTACGCAAGACTGTTTCATCACGACCACCCAAAGCATGAAGGGTTTTTTCGCACTAAGAAACTAAAGACTGAAACTCAAAGAGTGCAAGATCAGACTAATGAAGAATGGGTAGATGAATACCAAGAACAAGCGGAAAAGGATGCTGCATGATTATTGATAAATCTAAATTTTGTGTACAACACGGTGTAAAAGCATCTACCTTATCTGGATGGATGCAGAGACATTGGACAAAAGGCATACATTATTATGTAATTGGCCGCACGACGATGATTGACACAGAGGAGTTTGACCGATGGATAAAAAATTCCCAACAGGTATCAAACCACGCGGAAACGGGCTTGAAGTCAGAATCACTCAACAAGGAAAAGTTGTTTACCAAGAGATTATCGCGGCAGACCCAAACAATGCGGCTGACGTTAGGCGCGTAAAGAAACATAGGGACGACACACAGGTAAAGTTACGGCTTGGACTAGCTTTTGAAAACGAACAGCACACTACACATCTATTGTTCTTTTACAGCATGGCTCAAGAGTACCTTGAAACACATCAAGGCAAGCACTCAACAAAACTAGGTTACCTCAATATACTTAATAAATATTGGATACCTCTGTTCGGCAAAAGGCCGTGCGCTTCAATTACGACCCGTGAAATTAAACTTGCTCTTAGTCGTATAGACGCGTCAAGCAAGACCCGTGACAATGCGCTTGGGCCATTGCGTGGCGTTCTTGACTATGCTGAGGTGTTTCCGAATCCAGCAGCAATCATTAAAACTAAAAAGGCACAAACTAAACCAATAGAACGGTATACGCCATTAGAGCGTGACAAGATATTATCGTGCCTAACAGGTGATGTTTATGTCTACTTTGCGCTAATTTTTGGTTGTGGGTTTCGGCCTGGAGAATTAAAGGGACTGCTTAGAAATGATTTTGATGGAGAACATTGGCACGTTCACCAGCAAATAGTAAGAGGAAAGCTAATCGAATCAACTAAAACAGGCCACCGCAGAAAAGTTTACGTTCCGCTGTGGGTTCGTAAGGCTATGAAAGAAATGCCTACTAGAATTGACAGCCCCTATTTTTTTGTTAATGAAAATGGTAATTTTTACAAAGATACCAGACGATTTAATCGGGCTTGGCAAAAAGCGCATAAACGCAAACAAATGCATTATAGAACGCCCTATGTTTGCAGACACACAAGAGCCGCTGAGTTACTATCAAAAGGCGTATTACCGCCACTAGCTGCAAAACAATTAGGTCACTCAACTGCTGTGTTTTTAAACACTTATTCTGAATGGATTGACGAGTATGCTGAAAATAGAAATCTTGAGCAATTTGAGCCGTTACCTGAAACTACCCATAAACGTAACCAATGATCAGTTTTATGATCAGTCTTTTATCGGTTACTGTCGCTGAGTGTAGGTCAAGAAAAATGAGAAGTCAGTATTCATGCGGTTTATAGCCGACACTGGCCGACACTCACCGTCAATGTCACGGGTTCAATCCCCGTCGTCCACCCCATTTAAAGTGTTTAAAATCAATAACTTACATCAGTATAGTACACAAAAACGCTGTTATGATCAGTTTATGATCAGTTTTATGTATTTAGTCACCTCGATCTAGTGGCAAGATTTACTTTTTTACCTTTGGCTTTTTTGTTTTCTTGTAACCCATTTTAGTACCTCGATCTATTAAAATATTAACGCGCAAATCGCAACAGCCATAGCAGACATAAATGCCATTGCTGCAACCTTTTCAATATCGCTCCAGTTATGCATTATTTGTTCCTCGCTACTGATTTTGTCTTTTCTACTGTCCGCATTGCTCCAAGACCTAACATACCCATTAACACAGTTGTAAGTAATGAACTATCGACAGGTAGAACAGTAAACCAAATGCTTAAAATAGGGGACAAGATAGTCGAGTACATAAGCGCCAATCCGCAAATCCAGCCGATTGCTGGCCTCCAACCTGCGACAAAAAGACTTTTGTGTGCAGCTTCGGTTTTATTAACTTCAAGCTGGCCTTTAGCAAGTTCTTGCGCGTGACGCTCTGCCATTGTACTGATTTCGTGCGCTAGAGCGTTTTTTGCATCTTTATCTTCAATGAATTTGTCTAGTAGTCCTGACACTGGCCCTATTAATGCTTCTAACACTTTTTATTTCCTTTAGTAATTACCATTAATCTATCCAAAGAAGTGAACTAAATCCAACACTAAAAAACACTACTGTAAAAATCAAAGCCTTCCATTCTTCCTTGTCCTTCCAATCAAAATTACTCATTCAAAAATTACCGTCTCTTCTGGGTCTACCCACTTCGTCACACAGTAAGCAGTAACAGGTAGGTATTCGTTAAATCTTATTTGCTTTGCTATCAACTCGCTAAAATAGATGCATCGGTTTAAGTCACGAAAGAAAGCATATTCTTCAGCCGATTCAACATAATTATTGTTGATTGTCTGA